TAAACAAGTGGATTACTCCTAAAACTGGTTTTAATGTGATGGCGACTGCTAACACTAAAGGTAAAGGTTCTGATGACGGTAGATTTATTGGTACTAACGTATTGAATGAGGCCTTCCTTGAAAGATTTGCAATCACTATTGAACAACCATACGCTACTACTAAAACCGAAAAGAAGATTGTTATTGGTTCTATGAAAAAGTATGGAACTGTTGATGAAGTTTTTGCAGACAATCTTGTCAAGTGGGCAGAGGTTATCAGAAAGACTTTCTATGATGGTGGAGTCGATGAAGTGATTTCGACCAGAAGGTTAGACCACATTGTAAAGGCATTTGCCATTTTCAATGACAAGATGAAGTCTATCGAACTTTGTGTTGCAAGATTCGATGAAGAGACCAAAGACTCTTTCATGGACTTGTACACCAAAATTGACAGTGGAATCGAGATTGATTCTACTAACAACGAAACTGAATTGGATAATATGTTATCTGATATGGATAGTGATGATGAAGAAGAACCATCATTCTAGGAAAAATGCGGGCATCGTATAAAGGTATTATGTCAATTTCCAAATTGAAGAAGGTGGTTCAATTCCATCTGCCCGCTCCAAATCCAAATAAAAGAATTTTAGGGGTTGACAATGCCTCTAATCTATGTTAGTATATAGATACTAACAAATTACCAAATATACTATGAAAGGTATAATACAATATGACTAAGACTAAAATGACTAAGACTGCAAAAATCCGAAACCTTTTTGCAAAAGGCAATGCTGTAACTTGGAAAAGTTTGCGAACTAAATTTGACCTTGCATCCCCAGCTGGGATGGTTGGTAAACTACGAAATGAAGGTATGATGATTTATGAAAATCGTGGAACTGCTGGTGTTTCGTATCGAGTTGGTACTCCAAGTAAAGCTGTGATTGCAGCTGGACAAACTGCACTATTTGGTGCTCAAGGTTACGAAGCCTAATCGGTATTAATTTCTGGGGTGGCGAGTCATTCGCCACCCCTATTCACTTAATCCAAGGAGATATATTATGGGTTTAAAAACATTTGATGTTGCACCAGACCAATTCAAAGACGGTGGTGTCGCAAAAACAGACAAAAATCATTGGACTTCAAACGAACCAATTCCTAAAACAGATGCTGAAAAAGCAATTGAAGATGGACAGGCTATGGCTGATGCTGATGAAGAACATACACAGAAAAATTCTGGTTTAAGAATTTCTATGAAAACTAAACTTGCACTACATATGATGCGAGTAGAAATTCCAGTTGATGCTATAACTGAAATTAATAGATACATTGATGAAACTATTGTAACACAAGACGAATCATTTGGTGAAACTGCTGGTAATACAACTGCAAACAATAGTTTGGCCGGTGGACTTGTAGGACAAATCAAACAAGATAATAAATCAGCACAACTTGTCTTTCCAATTACTCATGAACCAGAAACACCAGAGACTCTTTCTATACCATCACAAGTAAAAACTATTATCGACCAGTGTGCAAGAACTTATTTAAAGAATGGACATGAAGTTGATGCAGAAGTAGATACATTTGAAGCATGGTCAGTTCATAGTTACTCTGGAGATTATAATCCTTTACACGACCACGGTGTTGCTACACCTTATGGGTTGTCGTGTATTCTGTATCTAAAAGTTCCAGAGGCGATTGAGAAAAAGGTTAGTGGAGATCAAGTCAACTTGAATAATAATTCTGGTGGTGTTGATGGTTTCACTTATTTCTCATGGGGTAATAATGGAAGGGCAGATACTAAGATTCTTAGACCTGCTACAGACGAATATGTTAAACCAGAAGTTGGGGCTATGTATATATTCCCTAATTGGTTAAGACATTCCGTAATGCCATTTTTTGGTGAAGGTGAACGTAGAACATTTTCTGCAAATATTAATGTAGTTGATAAACTTACATTAAAGAAATTGGGTATCACTAGTCCAGAAGATCAATCAAAATATATTAAAACACTACGGAGGTCTTAGTTGGCAAAGAATATTGAATATAAGTTTATGGAAGGTAAAATATTAAATGAACTTAAAGATTATGTAGACAAAACTTATAATAAACACTACAGTGATGGTAAGTACCAAGCGACAGAGTTTATTATAGACGGTGGACACGGTGAAGGTTTCTGTATGGGTAACATACTAAAGTATGCACAACGATATGGAAAAAAGAACGGTAAAGACCGAAATGACTTGCTTAAAATTATACATTATGGTATAATAGCACTTTATATTAATGAAACGGAGATTGAAACCAATGAAACTAAGTAGTCAAACTATCAGTGTACTAAAAAACTTTTCAACTATTAATCAGAACTTGATTATAAAAGAGGGTAATACACTTACAACAATGTCAGCGATGAAGAATATCGTTGCAAAAGCAGAAGTAGATCAATCATTTCCACAAGAAGTTGCAATCTATGACTTGAATGAATTTCTTGCTGCTTTATCTTTATTTACAACACCAGTTTTGGATTTCCAAGAACAGTTTGTAATGATGGCAGAAGAAAGTAATCCAAAGAAATCTTTGAAGTATTTCTATTCTGATCCTAGTGTAGTAACTAGTCCTACTAAAATGATAACTATGCCTTCAAGTGATGTTACATTTTCTTTACAAGAAGATACAATCAATCAACTTAAACGTGCTGCTGGAGTTATTTCTTCACCAGATATGGCGTTGAAAAATAATTCATTGACAGTAAAGGATAAGAAAAACGATACTGCTAACAATTATTCTATGGATGTTGATTGTACTGCTCCAGAGGGTGCAGACTATAATTTTTATTTCAAAGTAGAAAATATGAAATTGTTATCTGGTAACTATGATGTTACAGTATCTTCTCAAAATATTAGTCACTTTCAAAACGTAACTAATAAAGTTGAGTATTGGATTGCTCTTGAACCAGAATCATCTTACAAAGTTTAATTTAGGAATTATATTATGGAAAACTTCTTGTGGGTGGAGAAATACCGCCCAACGACTATTGCTGAATGTATCTTACCAAAAGGTTTACAAGATACATTCACAGAATTTGTTAAGAACAAATCAATACCAAATCTAATATTATCTGGTACTGCTGGTGTGGGTAAAACTACAGTTGCAAAAGCGATGTTAAATGAAATCGGTGCTACTTATATGTTGATAAATGGTTCGGAAGAATCTGGTATTGATGTTCTTAGAACAAAAATCAAAAACTTTGCTTCAACTGTAAGTCTAGAGGGTGGTAGAAAATACGTCATTCTAGATGAGGCTGATTATCTAAATCCACAATCAACTCAACCTGCCCTTCGTGGGTTTATGGAAGAGTTTCACAATAACTGTGGATTTATTCTTACTTGTAATTATAAGAATAGATTAATTGAACCGTTACACTCAAGGTGTTCTGGTATTGATTTCTCTATTAATAATAGTGACAAAGTAAAACTTGCAGAACAGTTCTTTGAAAGAATCCTAAAGATTCTAGTAATAGAAGATATTAAAAATGAACCTAAGGCTGTTGCTGAATTAATCAACAAACACTTTCCAGACTGGCGTAGAGTGATAAATGAACTTCAAAGATACTCTGTTACTGGTCAAATTGATGCTGGTGTTCTAGTCAATATATCTGAAAAGAATATTGGTGACTTGATGGCATCCCTAAAAGGAAAGGAATTTACAAATGTCAGAAAATGGATTGTTGCTAATCTCGATAATGACCCTATTAGGATTTATCGTAGGGTTTACGATGCGCTATACGATTATCTTAATCCTAGTACTATTCCTCATGCTGTGGTTATTCTAGGTGATTATCAATATAAGTCTGCCTTTGTTGCAGATCAAGAGATTAACTTGTTGGCTTGTCTAACAGAGATTATGGGGGCTGTGAAATTCAAATGAGATATGATAAATTAAATATTGTAGATAATCTGGTTGAACCACATATCGCTGAACTTATAGACCAAGAAGTAAATTCTCTTTCATGGAAGTATGATTATAATTCTAGAAAAGGTGGTTCAAGTAAACACTGGCATGTTGCTGGTATGCATAATCGTGATGAGGTACTTTCAGCAAATATGGATTGGATTTTACCTATCTGGGATGCAGCCATGCGAAAGATTGAATTGAAACTAGAATGGGTAAGAGTTTACCTAAATGCCCACACTCATGGTATAGAACCACTAACACACAAAGATGACGGTGATTATACCTTGATATATTATCCTAGAATGGATTGGGAAAAAGATTTCATGGGTGGAACAATCGTGGGTAATGAAGTTGCAGAATATGTGGGTAATAGATTAATTTGTTTCCCAGCGAAAACTACACATGGTGCTTTGCCTGTTTCAAGGATGTGCCATAAACTAAGGACTTGTATTGTATTTAAAACAATGGACATGGGTGGACAAATAACTAATCCAAACCGTCTAGATGATTATAGAGATTAGTCATGTATGAATTGAAAGAATACCTAAATGCTATAAACTATACTAAAGAACGTCTTATGGATAGTGGTGACGAAACTTGGGAAAAGAAGTATGCACCATTCATTATAAATAAATGTTTATTAGACCAAGAAACCATACATCTCGCAAATGAGATGAACCGTCAACATCACCTAGACAATAAGTTGCAGTTTGACTTTTTACTAAATAGTCTAAGACCAAGGAAACGATTTAATCCTTGGTTGAAAGCAAGTAAACTTAAAGATCTAGAGTATGTAAAAGAGTATTATGGATATAGTAATGAAAAGGCAAAGTCCGCTCTAAGTATACTTAATGATGAACAGATAAAGACTATTAAAGATAGTTTGAATAAAGGTGGAAAAAATGGAAGAGGTTAAACTGAATTGGAAGCAAGACGATATGTTAGAAATCGTCTTAAAAGAGCCGGATGATTTTCTAAAAGTGAGAGAGACATTATCCAGAATTGGTGTTGCAAGTAGAAAAGATAGGAAACTCTATCAATCTTGCCACATACTACATAAACAAGGTAAATATTACTTAGTTCACTTTAAAGAACTCTTTGCCCTAGATGGTAAGGAAACTAATTTAAGTGAGAATGATGTTGCAAGACGTAATACAATCGGTAAACTATTAAGTGATTGGGGTCTGGTAACACTAAAGGGTGAGGCTGAACCAATAACACCATTGAGTCAAATCAAAATCATTTCATTCAAAGAAAAGAATGAGTGGGTTTTAGAGACAAAATATAATATTGGAAAGAAAAAAGAAGAAACTAAAGAAATATAAAGCCTTGGAGATGGTGTATGGAAAAATTTGCCGATTTTTTTACTGAGGCCAAAGTTGACACTGATATTGAAGTAGCAATTCTAACCAAAGTTAAATCTAAAAAACCAGAACTAGTAAGCAATCTTTTACAGAAAGCTTGCGAAAAACGTAATATTAAATGTCACATCATTAATGTTAGAGATGCATGGATCGCTGCTAATGATTTAGAAACTGGAATAATAACAGTATCTAATTTTGATGGTAACGATAATGATGTAGAATTTAACACTAGAAAGACTGTGTGTTTTGTTCGTGCTGGAGTTTTAGAAGATGAAATCGGACTCGCACTACTAACATCTTTTGAGAAGTCTGGTTCGTTTATGATTAACAATAGAGAAGGTATGTTGACATGTGATAATAAAATGTCAGCGTTCTTATCTTTTGAAAGAAACAGTATACCGACTCCTAGAACATCAATAGTTTCAAATGAAAAGTCTCTAGAAGATGGATTAAAAAGAATTGGTGGTAAGTTTCCAGTTATCATTAAAACAATTACTGGTACACAAGGTATTGGTGTTTCTATTGCTAAAGATTACGAGAGTTTAGTTTCTAATGTTCAGTCATTATGGAAATTTGGTGCTGAACTTTTAATTCAAGAATATTTTAAATTCGATAGTGATATAAGAACAATTGTAGTTGGTGGTAAAATACTAGCATCAACAAAGAGGATTTCTGCAAAGAAAGATTTTAGGTCTAATAGACATAGAGGTGCTACAACAGAACCATATAAATTGAATGATAGAGAAAGAGAAGTGATTCTAAGGGCATCTCGTTCAGTTGGTGCATATGTTGTTGGTGTTGACCATGCTATTGTAAGTGGAGATGTTTACGTTTTAGAGTGTAATGGTTCTGCTGGTATTGGTTCTAATTTTGCATTGTATGATGCTACTGATACAGAATCAGACAACAATGCATATATTGGTGATGCAAATCCATCTAAGATTGTAGAAAAGTTATTAGAGTTTATTATGATACCAAATAATCGTAGACATTCATTTCCTACTGAATCTGGATATGTAGAAAGAATTGAAATAGATGGTTACGGCCCACTAAGAGCAAAGTTCGATACTGGAAATGGAACACATGCATCAATGTTTGTTGTTGACAAAGTAGATATTAACGGCAGAACAGTTAAGTGGGAAAAAGACGGAAAGAAATTTACAAGTGCCTTACAAGGTGTTTCCAAACCAGAACATGTTGGAAAAATAGATGAAAGACCTATTGTTAACGTAAACATAACATTTAATAATAGAAAATATTTAGATGTACCAATAGGACTTACTGAAAAAGATTCAAGAAGTACTTTTCTTGCTAACAGAGATATTATGACTTTGTTTCAAGTAAGTGTCAATCCAAATAGGAGATTCGTTCTATCCGATTGGATTGAAAGAGGCGATAAAACAGATGAGGACGATTTACCCCAAAAACTCAATAAAAGGAGTACAAAATGAAAGTAGGCGAACAAATTATTTTTGCTGCAAAAAAACATGCAGAAGGACAAATTGAAGTTCACAAGGCAAATATTGCAGTGTATCAAACAATGCCGGCAGGAATTGGAGAGCATTCAGATGTAACAGAAGCAGTTATGGCTGAACTAGATAAACTATCTGCCGCACATGATAGACTAGAAATGATTAATATTTATTTCCCAATGAAACCAGTTAACAAGAAAAAACAAATAGAATTATTTGAATAAAAGACTTGACAATGCCAACAATTTACTATACAATGGAACATGATGATAAACTTTTACACAAATATTTTACAGTGGGGAAACCAACTTTTTCTAAGAGAAGTTGTAAACGGCAAACGACAAGTTCGTAAGGTTAAATACCAACCAACTTTGTACACGCCCTGCGAAAAGGTAAGCGGTTTCAAAACTCTTACTGGCAAGAATGCTGCCCCAATCAAATTTGATAATATCAAAGATGCGAAAGAGTGGCAAAAATCATACGAGAATCAAAAATCGTTGGTATTGGGGTTAAACCAATATCCATATACTTATCTTTCAGAAGAATATCCTAATGATGTCAATTGGGATTTAGATCAGATTCTAATATACACTATTGACATTGAGGTTAAATGTGAGAATGGGTTTCCTAATCCACAAGAGGCTGCAGAACCTTTTCTATCAATTACTTTAAAGAACCATTCTAACAAACAAATTATTGTTTGGGGTGTTGGTAAATATACTAATAGTCGTGACGATGTAACTTACATTGAATGTGAGAGTGAAATACATTTACTTAAAGAGTTTCTTATCTTTTGGGAAAACAGCCCACCAGATATTATCACTGGTTGGAATACAGAATTTTTTGATATTCCTTATCTATGTAATCGTATGAAGAACTTGTTTGGTGAGGATGAACTAAAAAGATTATCACCATGGCGTATGGTTCAAGATAAAGAAGTTTTCAGAAATGGTAGGAATCATCAACTCTACGATATTAGAGGTGTTGCTCACTTGGATTACTTGGACTTATATCACAAGTTTACATACACAAGTCAAGAGTCATATGCACTTACTCATATCGCATATGTAGAACTTGGCCAAAAGAAAGATACAAATCCATATGAAACTTTCAGTGAGTGGTATACAAAAGACTTTCAATCTTTTATTGACTATAACATTCTTGATGTGGAACTAGTTGATCGTATTGAAGATAAGATGAGACTTATTGAATTGTGTTTGACTATGGCATATGAAGCCAAAGTTAATTACATGGATGTTCTTGGTTCGGTTAAATATTGGGATGTTCTGATTTACAATTATCTAAAGAAAAAGAATATTGTAATTCCACAGAAACGTCATTCAGAAAAGGCAGAGAAGTTTGAGGGTGCATATGTCAAAGACCCTATAGTCGGTGAACATAAATGGATTATGTCTTTTGACTTGAACTCTTTGTATCCACACTTAATGATGCAATATAATATTTCCCCAGAAACATTAAAATCTCTGGATACGGTAAAAGGTATGAAGGTGGACAAACTTCTAAACAAGGAAGTTGATACATCTATTTTCAAAGATACCACTATGACACCAAACGGTGCATTGTTCAGAACAGATACAAAAGGTTTTCTTCCAGAGTTGATGGAAAACATGTACAATGATCGTGTCGTATTCAAGAAGAAGATGTTACAGGCAAAACAAGAATATAAGATACCAAAGAACCAAAACTACTTAAAAAGATTTCTAAGTATGATAATATTCAGATGGCAAGAAAGATTGCATTGAACAGTGCTTATGGTGCTATCGGTAATCAGTATTTCAGATACTACTCCCTTGCAATGGCAGAGGCTGTTACAACTTCTGGACAATTATCTATTCGTTGGATTGAAAACAAGATTAATAGTTATATGAACAATTTACTCAAAACTGATAATCAAGATTATGTGGTTGCTTCTGATACAGATTCCATCTATGTTACATTCGGTTCTTTGGTAGAAAAGTTTAATCCATCTAGTCCAATTGATTTTCTAGACAGTATTGCAAAGGATAAGATAGAACCATATATCAGTTCATGTTATGAAGAACTCGCTACTTACATGAAAGCATACCAACAGAAGATGGAGATGTCAAGAGAAGTCATCGCTGACAAGGGTATATGGACTGCTAAGAAACGATATATTCTTAATGTGTGGGATAATGAGGGTGTTCGTTATCAAGAACCTAAACTAAAGATTATGGGTATTGAAGCAGTAAAATCTTCTACGCCAGAACCTTGTAGAAACAAAATTAAAGAAGGTTTGAAAATCATCATGAGTGGTGATGAGAAAATGCTAAATAAGTTTATACGAGACTTTAGAGAAGAGTTTATGAACATGCCAGCAGAGATGATTGCATATCCTAGAAGTGTAAACGGTTTGACGAAATGGAGTGATCCTAGTTCCCTATTTGCTAAAGGAGCCCCTATTCATTGTAAGGGAGCAATTCTATACAACCATCTTCTCAAACAAAAGAAACTAGTAAACAAATACCCATACATTCAAGAAGGGGATAAGATTAAATTCTTGCACTTACGAATACCAAATGCTCACCAATCAAGTTCTATTTCATTCATTACAAAAATGCCTGATGAGTTTGGATTACAGAGTATGATTGATTATGAACAACAATTTGAAAAGTCATTTGTTGAACCACTAAACTTTATTGTGTCCAAACTTAAATGGACAGTGGATCGCACATATGGCCAACAAGGTAACTTAATGGATTTTCTATGATACTAGACAGACAAGACTCAATATACGCTGCTACAAAATTGATGAAATACTTCAAAGATTTTAATCGCATTGATGATTACTTTCGTGTAAGAAAGATTGAAAGAGTTAAAGATATTCCGTCACCACTGCCTGGCATGTCAATTGAAGATGATTTGTTTCAAGACTTTGATATGCATCCAGAGGATATGAACTTTCAAGTTGTAGAAATACCAAACAAGGTATATGATACACTATTAGAAAAGACTGCATCATTCAGTCCAGATGAAAACCCAGGCAAGACTTTGAAACTAGTTGTTAAGGAAACAACTACAAATACTATTGTAGGATTTATACGTTATGGTAGTCCACTAATTAACTCTAAACCTAGAAATGATTTTCTTGGTGGTGTTCCAGATTTAGATATCTTTAACAAACGTGCTATCATGGGATTTAATATTGTGCCTGCACAACCATTTGGGTATAATTATCTTGGTGGTAAGTTACTTGCAGCTATTTGTTGTTCTCATGCAACTAGACGTATGTTGAATAAGAAGTATAATACAAAGTTCTGTCTATTTGAAACTACAAGTCTTTATGGTAATATCAAAGGTGGTAGTATGTATGATGGTATGCGCCCATATCTAAGATACAAAGGTGATACTCAATCTAAGTTTCTATTGACACTTGGAGAAGAAATCTATATGGAGATGAGAGATTGGTTTACTGAAAGAAACGGTGGTGAAGACCTAATACATAAAGGTGCAAGTTCAAGAAAGTTAAAGATGCAGACCAAGATGGTGGGAACGGTTAAGGCATCATTAAAACAACATGACTCAAAGGCCTATCAGTTATTTACAGATGCAATGAATAAAGCAGGAGAAGTGACCACACAGAAAAGATTTTATATGTCAACATATGGATATGAAAATGCAAGAAATGTTTTACTAGGTGAAACAAATACCTTGACAAAAGCAGAAAACTATGATAGATTTGAACTTGAAAATGTAGTACAGTGGTGGAAGAAGCTTTCTACTAAAAGATACACTAAAATGATTAGAGAGGACAAGTTAAGAAAAGAACTTGAAGTCTGGAATAAAGATACTATGGATAAGATTGATATAATAAGGTGATTCGCAGTTGTGCTAAAACACAAATTTTACGTTAAATTTAAGTCTTTGTTTTTACTGGAGATTTTTGCCCTACTTGACAAATGCACTTTTGGCTGTTATACTATTAGTATAAACAATCAAGAGAAAGAAAAAATATGAATCAAGAAGCTTATGTTTACGAAATCACAGTTAATGGAACTGGAAAGAAGTATATTGGTTATCATGTTTTAAAAAAAGGAGAAACTATTTCTAATTATATTCATTCAAGTAAGTGTCCTATTTTCATGGAAGATTTTGCTGAGGGTGATAATGAATACAAGATTGTGAAACAAGGAACTAAAATTAATATGGCGACATTGGAGAGAAATATGTTATTAGAAGTAGATGCGAACAACAATGAAGAATACTACAACAAGTCAAATGGTGGTGGTAAGTACCTCAAGACAGTAGGTAAGAATTTAGAATTGAGGGAATTATCTCAAATGATTAAGACTAAGGAATTACCTATTGAGTTGATTGAGAAGTCAATAATTACTGAACTTGCGAGGTATCAGACAAGGGTAGAAAATACTGACACTAATCATGTTGGAGTTCTTGCAGATGCTATGATTGACTTACATGGAAAGATTGATAGTTTTGATCCAATTATTGTATTAAAGGGATATGGAAAGAATGGTGATGATATCATTCTTGATGGTAATCACACTACTGCGGCCGCAAAGAGGGTTTCTCATGTAATTAAGGTGCCAGTTATGTATATCTCAAAGAAGATTTGGAATCAGTTTGATGTCACACAGTTACAAATTCTTGCTAATCTGTTAAATCCTCAGCAGAAAAAGGCTACAAAGGTTGGTCATCCAGACGACCAAGTAGCATGGATTGTTGCTGCATTTAATAAGAAAGGTGTTCCGGCCGACTCAACAGATAATATTAAATACTTGGAAGATATGAATTGGAGCACAAGACAAATCAACTGGATTATCAATAAGGCACAGACAACGATTACTCTAAATGATAAGTTGCCTGATGGTTGGATTTGGAAGAAGTGGTCACTATACAAGTCTGAATTAGCTACTATTCTTGAAAATGCTACTGATAAGGATTCAATTTCAATGCACGCTTCATCTGGAAAGTTTAACTTACATTCGTTACAAGATGAGTTAAAGTTACTTGTAAAGGCAAAGTCAAAGAAGAAGTATGCAACTATTTACATCACCCATCCCAATTGGAAGACCATGCAAGAGTGGAACAAGAAGTGGTTGCCTAAGGTGATGGATGACATTGAGTTTTGGATTGCGCCTAAGGGTTTTAATGTAGAGGTGATTTCATTAGAATATAAGATCAAAAACTCTTTAGAAGATATGTAATGAAAATAACAATTGCAAGATTACGAAGTAACGTAAAGTATAATGGCCCATTAGAAACTGTCCTAGATAGTTTCTTTGAAAACTATGTCAAGTGGATGAAAGCAAACCCACAACATGAATACAGAACATATAACGTATCGTTTGATGAAAGTAGACCCAAACGAACACCAGAGAATATTGAGTGGGCCGATGTAATTGTCATACCTAGTGATTCAGAGTTTAGGTATCATGGTGAGTTACAGATGAATCCAAAAGACCTTGCAAAGTCTGAAAGTCATATGGAAACTATTCGCCCGTTCTTTAGAGATAAAAAGGTGATTATGTTTCGTTCAGATAGGGGTGACACAGAAGAGTTGTATAGAGTGCATACTTTAAAGGGTACTACAATTACAAGATTTACTACGATAGATGAAATAGATTTTAGTGGAAATATCCACGGTATGAAATATCATTTTATTCAGACTTTAAAAAATCCTCTTTATGATATGATGAGTGAAGGTAAAACTGTTGATTGGGCCTACTGGGGTCGTATGAAACATGGTAACGATAGAGAGAAAACAATTCGTAAAATCTATCGTTCACAACTATCTACTGTAATGGTGGGTGGTTTTCCTAGTGGGGTAAAACGACAAGCCGCATGGATTAAAGATTGGAAACAATTATATCCAATGTTAGAACCAGCAAGAAGTACACTTTGTTTTAACTGGATTGACCCATATGCCACAACTAGTAGGTATCCAGAAGCACTTTCAATTGGAATGGTGCCATTTGTATGGAGAGACTATGATAAGAATAATACATACAGAATTGATGAATGGCAACGAGTACAAGAGTTTGAAGAACTAGAAGAAAAGATTTTACAATTAAGAGATGAAGATTTCTTTAACAGTAAGTTAGAAGAATATAGAAACAACTACAAACAAGTATTGTTATCTCTGGACGCTTACTATCACGAATTTACAAATAGAATGGACACTGCGATATGATAGATCAGATTTATATACCGACCTTAGGCCGATCTCACAACCAAATTACTTTTGATAATTTGTCAGGCCCTACACAATCTATTACTACTCTTGTAGTGCAACCGAAGGAAAAACATTTATACCCAAATTATCCCATAATGGTTTTGCCTGATGATGATATTGGGATCACGGAGACTAGGCGCTGGATATATATGAAATCTATGAATATCAAATACGGAGTGTTTGACGATGACTTAAAATTCATTCGTAGAACGCCTGGTAAAGAAAAATCTAAAAGATTTATGGACGCTAAGGATTGGGATTATATGTTATCAGAAACTAGTCGATGGTTAGATGAAGTTGATTTCGCTGGTTTTCGTCAAGGTAATCTACCACCAGCAGGAAAACCATTTATTGATATCGCTGCTGTAAACTGTGGTTTCTTTTTCAATGGTAATAAAATGCCTGATGAGACAAAACTAGATTGGTCATTACCAGTATGTGAAGATATTCATATGGTATTACAGTTGTTTGAAAAAGGACATACAAATCGTATATGGGATGAGTTTGGTTATATTTCTAAGATTCTAGTTGAGGGTGGATGTAACGAATGGAGAACTTTAGATTTAATTAATGATACTCATGCAAAACTTATTGAGATGTATCCTAACCATGTATCATGGAATGGCATTAAAGAGAATGTTATGGGTGGAGATTTCAAGAAGATTAAAATCAAGTGGAAGAAAATGTATACAGATAGTCAAGTTGGAAAGTTACCAATATGATTATTCAAACATTATGGGGCCCAGAAGAAGTTGAGCATACAAAGATGTGTTATTCTTGTAAAGAGGTAAAACATTTAGACCTCTTTGCAAACAGAGGACACAGAAAAGATGGTTCAAGAGAAACTAAGAATATTTGTAAAGTGTGTAATAATCACCAAACAAAAATTCTTAATAAAGTTAGAAAAGAAATAGCTAAACCAGAGTCGGATCATAAGTGTGGTATTTGTAATGACAATGAAGAATATATCAGAGGTAGAGGTGCATTTCAAGGATTATCGTCTGCAACATCAAAAACTGTTTGGGTGTTAGATCATGACCATGAAACTGAAACACCAAGAGAATATATCTGTGACTATTGTAATATTATGATAGGACGTTCACTAGATCGTCCAGAAGTTTTAGAAGCGGGAGCCGCTTATTTGAGGAGACATAAGGGGTGATAATTAAACCTATAGATTGGAGAGTTGCAACACTATTCGTTCAAGAACGACACTATAGTGCTGTGATGCCCAAACTAACTAAACATTATCTTGGTACATATGTAGATGAAGAATTGGTTGGTGTTCTAACTTTGGGTTGGGGTACGAACCCTATGGGAACAATAAGAAAGATGTTTCCAGAGTTAACAACTGCTGATTATTTTGAAATAGGTAAGATGTGTATGGATGATAAGATGCCCAGAAATTCAGAATCACAAATGCAGAGTTTAACTATTAAATGGTTGAAAGAAAATAAACCTAATATAAAATATCTTTACACATGGGCAGATGGAATTGTTGGTAAGCCAGGATATGTTTATCAGGCCGCTAACTTCTTATTTGGTGGGTTCATCTGGACAGATATATATTTGAGTGAAACTGGTGAAAAGGTACATTTCAGAACTATCCAAAGAAAGATGAAAAAAGAAATGAATCGTATGGATACTAAGTATGGCCCAAGACCAAGTGATAAGAAGATGGGTGAATTAGGATTTAGTAGAGTATGGGGTAAACAATTTAGATATATTTACCCACTAAATAAAAAGGCTAAGAAGTATCTTAAACAGTCCACTATGGATTGGAATATCAATTATCCCAAAGATGTTGATTTACAATGGAAAATAAAGAAACCAGGCGAAGAAAAATATACTCTCACAAAGACACTACCATTTATAGATGGTACTGTAACAAACCACAACTCTAGTAATGTAAATAAAGTTGCAGACAAACACGGAGTTGCAACATTAAGTGAATTTTTTACTTGACAAACAACGCTAATTATGATAGGATCTACAAATGAATCAAACAAACTTTAACAAAGTCGAAAACTTTATGTCTGCTTTCAAGCAGAAAATACGAGAAAATCCTCAATGGCCAACAGATGAAGAAGTGGATTTGAGGATTGATTTAATACGAGAAGAACTGAATGAACTAGAAGAAGCTTGCGAAAGTGGTACACTTGTAGATGTGGCAGATGCATTAACTGATATTTTATATGTCGTTTATGGTGCTGGACATACATTTGGATTAGACTTAGACAAATGTTTTGATGAGGTTCAACGATCTAATATGACAAAATTAGGTGAAGATGGTCAACCCATGTATCGAAAAGATGGTAAGGTCATGAAAGGCCCAAATTATGAAGAACCTAATTTAGAAGGAGTGATTTATGAATGATTTTTTAAAAGACATAATTAAAATAACTGGAAATGAGTATGCTGATTTAGTATCCGATGGTGTTGCCGCTGGTGACGTAGAAAACTTTGTAGATACTGGTAGTTACATTTTCAATGCACTATTGAGTGGTAGTTTGTATGGTGGATTGCCTGCAAACAAAATTACTGCTCTTGCTGGTGAAAGTGCAACTGGTAAGACATTCTTTTTGATGGGAATGGTAAAGAACTTTTTGGATGCAAATCCAGATGGTGGTGTAGTTTACTTTGAATCAGAAAGTGCTATTACTAAACAGATGGTAGTTGATAGGGGTATTGACCCAACTAGGATGGTTATGATGCCAGTTACTACTGTACAAGAGTTTAGAACACAAGCGATTAAAATTGCAGATAGATTTTCTCAGCAAGATGTGGATGTAAAACGTCCTATGATGATGTGTTTAGATTCACTTGGTATGTTATCTACTACAAAGGAAGTAGAGGATACAGAAGCAGGAAAAGAAACTAGAGACATGACACGAGCACAAGTTCTTAAGGCTGCATTTAGAGTGTTGACTTTGAAACTTGGTAAAGCTGGTATCCCAATGATTGTAACAAATCACACATATGACTCTATGGGTTCTATGTTTCCTACTAAGGAAATGGGTGGTGGTTCTGGATTGAAGTATGCAGCCTCATCAATTATCTTCTTATCTAAAAGAAAAGATAAAGAAGGTACAGATGTTGTCGGTAATATTATTCACTGTAAGAATCACAAATCAAGATTGACTATTGAAAACAAAATGGTTGATGTTAGATTGAGTTATAGTACTGGACTAGATAAATATTACGGATTGATTGAACTTGCAGAAAAGTATGAAGTTTTCAAGAAAGAAGGGCCAAGGTATTTAATGCCTGATGGTACAAAACAATATGGTAAAGCTGTTTTAGGTGATCCAGAGAAATATTTCACAGAAGAAGTTATGGAGAAACTAGAAGAAGCTGCTTCAAAGGAGTTTAAATATGGCGGTTAAAATTTTAGATAATTGTTGTAGTCCATTCTACTTAGATATGATTAAACATGTTGCATCTAACGATGACAGTTGGAATCTAAAATATCCAATGGGCAAATCGCTGGATGAAAAACATCTAAAGTTAGATATTATAGATAATGATGACACTAAACATCCACTACTTGCTGGTATTGCAATGGGGTTGTTAATACAAATATATGAAGCAGGAGGAAAAGATTTCTTTGTGCCTGAAATATATTTTTGTGGATTGTCTATAAAGGATAAAAATCGAAAAGATAATATCCACACTGACCATAATAAACAAGATAATGTAATTAAAATCTTGGGTGTGGTGAATAGTGATTGGAAAGAAAGTTGGGGTGGTGGTTTTACACATGATGGTGTTTCTAACTATATCAAACCAACATCTTTTGCATTATTTGATTCTACAATTCCACATGCGGCTTCTGATATACTAACAGACCACAAAAGAATGGCTATAGATTTTACAGTTAGGAAGATATAATGGACTTGATGAGTTTTGTGAAACGACATGATAATGTCATTGATGAAGAATACTGTAATTATCTAAAAGAAAAGTTTGATAAGAGTAGTAATTGTTATGAAGATATTAAACAAAGCACTGCTGACTTTACACAAATTCATCTTTACGAGCATGATGAGTGGAAAGAAGATAGTGAAAAACTTCAAAAAATACTTCTATCTAGAGTTGCTGATTATAAAATGCAAGCTGGTATTACTAAAGAAATGTGGCCTAATAAATATGGACTTGAAGGTTTGAGGATGAAAAGATATCTACCAAACGATAAAGATGAATTTAGAGCACATGTAGATGTAAACAACTATGAAAATGCAAGAAGGTTTTTAGTATTCTTCTTGTACTTAGATGACAATGTAGGTGGTATGACAACATTCCCCCTAATGAATAAAGGTTCGCCATGTAAGAAAGGTTCTTTACTTATATTTCCACCAATGTGGCCTTGGTTACATGCTGGACAAAAACCAATAGACACACCAAAATATATCGTGGGGAGTTATTTACATTATGTCTGATATACAAGAAACTGCAAAAATAAAAATTGATCAAAAGAGATATGTTTACTTAAACTCACCAAAGTATCCAGACACAACTTGTATTGGTATTAATACTGGAATGTATAAAGGTGTAGTTTACAAATACGGAAAAGTGACTTTAGGAGAACCAGATGAAAAAAAAGACTTGACTTTTCGCTTCGAGTATGATATATTAGATAATAATGGTTTAGACAAATCCCAGTTTGACGAAGTGTTTTTTAAACAAATCGGTGACATACTGGTAGAAATTATAGATGAACAAGCAGGAAATAATAATGGAACAATTGACCAACACAATCGAGAAAACGACATTATCGAATCTAATAACGAATGATGATTTTTGTAGAAAGGTTATTCCTTTCATCAAACCAAAATACTTTGAGTTAAAAGAAGATAGAGTTGTATTTGAAGAAATTGTCAAATTTGTTGACAAATACAAAAAACGCCCTACTAAGGTTTCTCTAGAAGTTGAATTAGAAAACAGAAGAGACTTAACTGATACAGAACACAAATCAGTTGTTGCTCTTATTCAGAATCTAAATGAAACAGAAGTGGACTTAGAGTGGTTAGTAAATACTACAGAAAAGTTCTGTAAAGATAAAGCAGTATATAATGCAATCGTAGACGGTATTGCAATTATTGATGGTAAAGATGGAGATAGAACACAAGAAGCAATTCCAGAAATAATGAGAGATGCTCTTGCTGTAAGTTTTGACCAATCTGTAGGACACGATTATCTTGACGATGGAGAAACAAGATATGAGTTTTACCATAAGAAGGAAATTAAGATTCCTTTTGACCTAGACTTCTTTAACAAGATTACAAAGGGTGGTTTACCACAAAAGACTTTGAATATATGTCTTGCTGGAACTGGTGTTGGTAAATCTTTGTTTATGTGTCATATGGCTGCAAACTGTTTATCACAAGGTAAGAATGTATTATACATCACCTTAGAGATGGCAGAGGAACGTATTGCAGAACGTATTGATGCAAACCTAATGAATGTTACTATGGAAGAACTACATGATTTACCTAAGACAATGTTCACGGATAAGGTAGAACAGATACGAAGTAAAACAGAGGGTAAGTTAATTATTAAAGAATATCCTACTGCAAGTGCAAATAGTGCTCATTTCAGAGGATTGATTAAAGAACTTGCAATTAAGAAATCATTCAATCCAGATATTATATTTATAGACTATCTAAATATATGTGCATCGTCAAGGTTTAAAGGAGCCCAGAATGTCAATTCTTACATGTATATCAAAGCAGTTGCAGAAGAACTTAGAGGACTTGCCGTTGAGAATAATTTACCAATCATGTCGGCAACACAGACAACAAGAAGTGGATTCTCCTCAACAGATGTCGGGCTTGAGGATACATCTGAATCGTTTGGGTTGCCTGCAACAGCAGATTTCATGTTTGCGCTTATTTCTACAGAAGAACTTGAAGAACTAAACCAAATCGTAGTCAAACAATTGAAGAACCGATACAACGATCCTACAATGAACAAGAGGTTTGTGATAGGTGTTGATAGGTCAAGGATGAAACTAAGTGATGTTGATCTAAACGAACAGAAAGACATAGTGGAAAGTGGTCAAGAAATTGACGAGGATACACCTATATTTGATAAAGGACAGAACCAAAAATACGATAAATTTTCTACCTTTAAAGTTTAAGTTTGTTATCTGCTCGTAGCTCAGCTGGATAGAGCAATTGCCTTCTAAGCAATAGGTCGTAGGTTCGACTCCTACCGAGCAGGCCAAACTAAATGTTTCTTATAAATAACAATGTAACTATATTTAAATGGGGAAACTGATGTCATTACTAAAGAAATCCGTTCAACAAGTTAGGCGTAGAGCATCTACATATAAACCTAAACTTGATTTGGTGGAGGAGTATTTCTTATCAGAACAAACAACATTACCAGTAGATATTTTTAGAGGACTTGATTTCGAGAAGAATGAGAGACAATCTTCTACTTCTAGAGATGTAATAATTGTTCGTTCAAAAGATAGAGAAACGGATAGAGATGAGATTCTAAGGAATCTTAATCAAGCTGGTATTCAGGCACAGTTAGGAACTGCTCAATCAAGTGTTGACCCAATTGATGGTGAACATGAAGGTAAGAAGTTTCGTATCTTTGTGAAACCTATTTCTGGTGGTATGGCAGAAACTACCCTTAATGCAAGTATAACAGAACTATTTCCTTGTATTGCATTTGAAACAAAATATACACCTAGAGACACACAAGCATTTCATAAATATCTATTAGACATGGATATCAAAAGTCTTAAATGTATTGGTAGTAAAGACTTACAAGCCGCTCAAGAGACAATTAATAAAGCAGATACATCATCTAAGTTTGAAGATAAGATGACTAATGCAATTGCAATAACAAAATTCTTAACAGATCAACATAACGACAAACCTATTCAAAGTGTATTTTGGGGATATCGTCAAAAACCTTCTGGTGTTCCAAGTGGACACCCAGGCGATATGTTTTTAATGTATGCCGATAAAAGTATATTAGGTGTGAGTTTAAAAGCTGGTGGAAAGAAAACTTCTGAACCACAACTTAACACATATACTACAAAGATTTTTGATGTATTCAAAGAAAAAAGAATACATGATACATTAATGAAAACGGTGTATTCTCAAATATATTCAAAAATACCAGATTTCCCAGCAGAAAATCAATATAGACAAAGATCAGGCACACTTAAAACTGTTAATGCTTTAAGAAAATTTGACCAA